AGACAAGCTAGGCTGCTTTAATAACCACAAATTTCATATACCCCCTGTGGCGCCCCCAATGGAAAAGAAAAGGGGACTCGCTATGGAAAACCTCATAGCTAATAAAATAAACTTCAACCAGGTTTTCGGTTGCCGTCTCGCGGAGTCAAACAGAAGAACGTTTATGTTAAGGTCTGTGAACCTCTACGCAGCCAGTGAGATCGGAACTGAAACTGCGGTTAATTTTGATGTTTTTCCAATTGTTTTTGGTGGTCGAAATGACCTTTTAAAGGTTACAAGAACCAGTTTTTCTTTTGTTTTTGGTGGCAATTAAGCCTTTTTGATCAAAAGATCTTTTTATTTATGTTTTTCATTACCGAATGGTAGAAAAAGAAAAGATGGAGCACATCACAGCCCTAAGGCTGCAAGAGCAGGGATCGAAGAAGGAACAACGGCCGAGAGAATCTTGGCCAGCGGCGGCGCAATAGCCCGAAAAGTACCAACTGCCTGTGTGATGAACTTGGTAATGTCAGTCCAATGGAGTGGATTCTCATAGAACTGAGGCATGGAACCAACGAGGCTCAAAGCTTTTTGGCACTCTTCCTCAGAGGCAGTAGCTGAACCCCGGGTGTACCAGGTGTCACTCGTAGAAAACTCAACACCAGTCACGCAAGTAACATTAAACACTGCGGAGGTGTAAGTCAAGGCAATGGGATCAACAGTAGTCTGAAAAGTGGCAATCAAACACGGTGAACGCGAAACCAAAGGAAAATCAACCGAATAGGCAATGCCAGCACCAACGTCAATTTCAGTCGGTGATTGCATGTTCAAGTCGGCCAACGTGGATGGTTTCAAGAACCCGTACACACCCTTCTGCACCTGGCCAAGGAAAGCATCCTCAGTTTGGCCCAGTGATTCATGGAGTTGAACCAGATTATCATTGAAAACACGCGTAGTATCACGCACGTTAAACTGGGCTAAACGAATGATGCCATTCACAGTAAGCACAGGGGCCACATTTGTCAGAAGCAAAGAAACTGCCGAAACGCGAGCGTCATTAATAGAATCGAGCTTAGCAGAAGCACGCGAAACAGGCCGCCAACCCCATGCATCGGCAGCAGCACCAGTGGTCAAAGTAACGGTGCAATTATCAGGACCGCTGACTGCCACTGAAACGGAATAGTAGTTATGACCGTTATAGCCGCCAATGCCATTAACAATGGGAGTGAAAGTGAAAAGGGGACCGCCAAACGCAGGGTTAGCATAAACTGGTATCCACTCATTACCGTTAAGCGCATAGACGGTAAATGACAAAAACACGGAAGCCGGCAAAGTGAAGTTCAAGGTGTCAAAGGCATTAAGCCAAACACCAGCACGATTAACGTGCGACCCACAAAACAGTCGGTCATCGTGGAGTGCAAATCCAGCTGAAAAATCAAAATAAGCAAAATCAAAGGTGTTAACCTCATCACCGGCTGCAGTGGCCAAAACAGGGTAGACAGTGTTAAAACCACCCGTCAACGAATTACCGGTGAAACGTCCCAAATAAGTACCGGAAGCGGCCAAAGGTTGGAACAAGGCCATATTCCGCAACAAATCACGGTAAACGACAACGCAACCAATCCCACGATTAGACGGGACGGAAGCAACGGCAGTAGGCGCGTACGTAATACTGTGATAAGGCGTGGCCAAAGCTGTCTTATCAGAAGTGAGTGACAGATTCAAACGAACAGGCGCGACGTCTCGCGGCATAGTCAGATATGCGGCAACCGCGGACATTTGGCTCTTCCTGAGTTGGTCCGTAATGTTCCCGTAAGTTTTCGAGACAGTCGTGCCGACCGGTTTGAAACGATAAGGGTTCGGTAAAGGTTTTTGATTTTGCTTCTTCTTGCGTTGGCGGCGGGACAAATTCCCAGGAGCCTGTTTCACTTTCTTCTTCGACTCGGGAACCGTCTTGGATGACATGCTCCGTCTTGATTTCAAAAAGAAAGAAAAGAAAGAAGTCTGTTGCGAATTGGAAATTGGCAAGGCAAGGGTGAAGCGTGTCGGTCCACGCCCAAGGCACGACGAAAGGTATCGTGCCACTATCAGGTTGCTATACCGTAAATGGGCAGTACCCTGATCCCCCAGCATTTCGGCTACTGACGCGGCCACCCCGTGTATGCACGCTCGAGAACAGCGATTACATTGGCAATCACGGAGCATCACCTTGACGCAACATCAAGGATCATCATCAGGCTTGACGCCGGTACCACAAGTGACTTTAGCCTTCCAAAGGCTGAAGAGAAGCCACCAAAGCACCGGAAATTTGTCACAAAGAATGGCGGAAAAGCTCAACGCCACTCAATTGCTAGTACAACCCCCGAGTATGCTAAGTTGTTGCGAACAGTATCAGAATAAATCTGCAACAACATGCATTTAAAGTCCCATCAGGTCACAACTGCCCCGGTACGTGTAGTTTCGCCTCACGCCCAGCAGCCAGAATGTGATGTCAGTCTTTTCGACCGTGTGGGTGACTCGTATTAGTACTACTTAGCCTTGCCAACAGACATCATGGACATACTTACAGGGTAGAAACATGGAGATGGGTTGTCCAATCACGAAGTACCCCAGCCTTCAATCTCCAGGTTGTTACGCACAAGGCGCAACCAAACTCATCCTCGCAAGGACGCGGTTCAAGAGGTGAGCACCAGTGGACAAAATTGGGGAAAGTCGGTAACCTGAAGCAGCCAAAGCCAGGAAAAACTTCTCCTCCAACGTGCGGCCGTTACTCCAATCAGCCGCAGCCACGATCCAATCACCCCCCATCGCGAAGAGCACACACTCAATCGCGAACGACGCAACGTCCCGAGACAATGGGACTGTAGTGCGCGGAACATAACCGCTGCCGTACAGCGCTGCAGCAGCAAAGTGGTCAGAGACAAAAACGATAGATGGGTCAGCGAAGCGAGCATCTTCATCCATGATGACATTGATGGGCATATCATAACGCTCCGCAAGCAACACGGCATTAGCACGGTATGAAGTATCGTCATGGATATCGATTTCAGTAAACCGCTCCAAACCACGGCGCAAAACGGGCACATGCTTGAGCTCCGGATGCGAAAGACAGGCACTACGAAGGTTATCGAGTGCTTGTTTAGCGTTCACATTGTTGATTTTGACATACAACATCTTGCACAAAGCACGGACGAATTGGGGAGCAAAAGTGTAAACCATGTTCTCATCCAATATAAGTTCGTGGGAGCAAAAATTAGTGTCCGCAATCTTCACAACCTCATGCTTGGCAATAAAGCCAGTAGCACCCAAAGCGGCGGGCAAACGCGGATTGTCAACAACGTCCGATATAACGAAGGAATCATCGCCATTAACGCCCATAAAAACGAAAGTGGCACCCAAAGAAGAATGGGCAGCCAACAGATTCGTCATGTTTTGAATGGCGTTACCAATGGCGGTATTCCCACAACCGGACGCACGCTGAACAGTATCCACCTCATACTTCACCGTCGCAACACGAGCTTTCACGTGTGGGTGGGGCACTGAAAAGGTGCCCTCACTACTGACCTGCGCATCCAACGACTCCATCTCATCAGGGTCAAAATGAGGTGCATAATGGGCTTCTTCAACGTCACGATGCCAAGGACGCTGAGTAGCCTCATAAGTATCATAATCAACCAAGGAGACACGAACATCGCTGAATTTGCGACCCAACAAGCGTGCAGCATGTGCACCCATATCCATCAATGTTGAGGCCCAATGTGCTGGATTGTGCCCAGAAGCCCAATACAGCCGGACAAGGATTGGTTTATGACCTGGTATCTTGAAAAACCAGGGTGACCCATCATGAGCGGTTTTGTAAGATAACCCGTACTCGTAAAAACGCTTGTTTAGATAAATAGGAGTAATACGGGGCCGCTGAATTGCTCGAGGCCGTTGATTCAATTCACCACGGAGGCCTTTCTTGTCAGCCACCAGTTCATCTTTAATATCCGCAACCAACGCAGAAGGACTGTAATCAACAACAGGTTCTTGCCACTTCTCAGTATATTCCCGACGTTTATCACCTTTAAAGTGATTGAGATACTCATCAAGGTCAATACGCGGGACACGGCGGATAGCATGAGCCAAGCGATGGCCAATAACCCTGTAATGATGAACAGCACTAGCATCGAACGGTTGTTTTGGAATAGCGATGCGTGCATACAGGGAAGCGATCTGGTTGTGAGGACATTTAGTGGCGTAATGAAAAGCGCCATTGGCAATGCATGGTCCCATTGCCAAATACTGTGGCGCTGGTTTACAAGGCATGTCGTACAACAGGCGACCAGCACGCGTAAGGTTGACGCGGAAGTCGTCCTCGCGCGTGACCACTTTCTTACCAGTATGGCCATCATCTCTGAGGCACTGGTCCGAGTAGCCACGGCAACAGTACGGCATGACAAAACGCGACCAAGCGTCACGCATGTCCACAGCAATGACATCACCAAACGTACCGCCACGCAGCGCCATGATCCCAGCAAGGAGATACAACAGCATTGAGCCAATCGTAACGGCTGTGCGAAGATCAGCATAGTAAACCATGCTCGCGACTGAAACCGTGACGACAGGCAACAACCGTCGTGAAATAGCATTTGGGGTCCGGAACCGCCTTGGTTCCCTCATAACAAAGCCGTATAAAGGTGTGAATTTAAAAACACACACGGCGATGAGGAACAAATAAGCAGTGGTGATGGAATTAACCAGATCAACTGATAGTCCAGGGTACGCGGACCGCATACGACGTGCGAGTTGCACCACGAGATAATAACCGCAACCACCCAATAGACCGAACGGTAAAGCGGATAATAACTCAAGCATTTCAGCACGATTCTGCGGTCGGGCGACAGTAAGATTCTGGTTGGCACGTACGTGAATGAAGTTTGGCAATTGAGAAACGTCAAAACGAGGAGGTGGGGCGCGGGCAGCACGATCAGGGAAACACAAATTGTGTATAACATCACCCGAATAGCCACCGCGCCAACCACGAATACCACAGTAGACGTATGCCAACAACACACACGTAACACGCAGGAAACCAACGAAAACATGCAGCTCACCTGGGAGTACCAACCGTAAAACCCCATTCAGAAAGGGTATAGCAAGGGTGGAAAACATGCCAAATAAGCAAAGCACAACTATTAAGCGAACCAACCGGATGGAAAAGGAAGGTTGCAATAGAGTGCGCACTGTCGTGGTTTTAGAAGAATCAAACCAGCAGGAAAGAAGGGCAAACCAACTACCAATGGAAGCCATATAGTTCCGCTCGCGGACGGACGTATGAATGTCATCGTCAAAACGCTGAGCACGAACTGAATCCTGCCGCAAGAAAGATCCTGCTTTAGTGCCGTCCAGATCAATCGTCGCCCTTTCACGTAGGACATAATTGACCATCATCTCATGACATTCAGGGGCATAATTTTTGAAAAGAAAACAGCCTCTCAGCTGCCCCGGTGTCATTGAATTTCGAGCATGGGCCAAACATCGAAGTTCAGCCAGGATTCGCTCGGGTATGATGCGATCCACACCATCGGCAACTTCCAAGTAATGAGACTGGAAGCTAGCTAAATCAACTGGTGCTTGCGCATACATACCCAACCCGTCGACCTCGTCCATCAAACGATAACCACCACCTGCAACGACAACGTGGTGGTCAAAGTTGAATGTGTCTTGGCGCTGATCGACAAGTTGCCCAACTTTTGTGAGCTTCAGGCGACGACCTTGGATACGAGCCTCAAAGTCGATGTCGAAGACCGGGGCTATGATGTAGCGAAAACCGGTATTCTCCATATCCTGCAAATCCTTGGGACTTGGGCAAACACCGAATTCAAGAACATTGCCATGTGATCGCATTGTGCTTGTACAATTGCACCGATCAAAACTATGATTGCAATGGGTGAAACGGGTCCCCAACGTACTCTCTCTGACCACCCCGGGCCAACGTTCCATACGACCGGGGTCCAGACCAATTTGGTGGACGTATTCCCCTGGTAACATCATGGAATCAGCAATTCGCCCGAGGCGCGCACCGGCCAACACATACCGCGTTGCTTGCTCCCCGAAATTGTTTCTGATGAGAGTCAACGCGCTTTCCATTAACTGGTCGGCCACAAAACGCTGTTTACCGCCAACAACGCTCCCCACGCTGGCGGTGGGAGGGACAACGCCCCCCAGTGTGGGGGCACCGGCAGGTGCCACCACAATTGGTGCCGCCGCCATGGCAGGTGCCACGGCGGCTGCACTAGGCCCCGCTGAAGCCGAAGCAACAGCGGCGGGTACCACAATGGGTATAACAGGAACAGCTGGGTGGGAAGATCGCCCAGCGGCACGGCCCGTAGACCGCCCTCGCCCTGTCGCCCCTCGCGCACGCTTGGGAACGTGAGGTAAGCTAGCCAATGACATCGTGCCACTAATAAGCGCTGACCAATGACAACTCGATGTGTACAATGGTAGGAATCGCGGTTCGTGGACAACGTGAAACTATAGCGGTCTGGCTGGACCCGGG